CGAATTCGAACGGCTCCAGGTAAGCAGCAGCAGTGTCACGGACAAACACTTTTGCCCGCAGGTTATCCTTGCGTGCGCCCTGTGAACCAACGGACTTAACGGTGAACGGCGTCGGGTTGTCGAGATGACGCTGGAGCGCTGTGCGCTCGGCGGCTTCAATCTGGCGCGCTACCTTTGTCAAAGCCTGTGCCATCGCAAACGGGATTTGCTTTTGAAGCTGCTGCAACTGCCTGGAAAGATCGTTAAGGTCAGCCATACCTTTTTCCTTGATTCTCCTGGAATTCCTGTTATTCGATGTCGCCTACGTTGTCATCAATCCATACGATGCCGTAGAGATCGTTCTGAACCGATGCCCGGTAGTGGCCGCCGGACTCTTCCACCGTCAGCACGTTGAAAGCGCAGGCACCGTTGGTTTCATCCAGCGTAACGGTGATCTGCTGGCCTTCCTGCAATTCGCTTATCTTCATCATCACAGTACCGATAAAAGGGCCTGGCTGAACCGGGCAGCGCGGAAAGCGTAACCGGCGTCGTTCGGGTGAACGTTGTCGCCTGCGGTGTATAACACTTTATTCCGGCTGTTTACCCAGTCAGAGACATCAATGAATGGAAGGCCAAGTGTTGAGCACAGCGCCATCACTGCACTTCGTATCGCGTTAATCTGCGTCGTTGAGCCAATCGGTGTGGCCGGGCCCATAACGATGATTTTCGCCATCGGACAATACTGGCGGATCAGCGCGACAGATGCGGTAAAGTTCGTCTGGAGCAGCGCAATATTCCCGGCGGCCGCGTCGTTGTACCCGAGTGACAGGAAGATGTATTCCGGCACGCGAGTCAGTGTCGCAAGTTTGGCTGTGATGCGCTGCTGGGGTTGCGTGGTGCCAGTGGACGTCCAGCCGCTACCACCAATGCCGTCTGCCAACCCATCAAAGCCCAGCGTGTCGCAGATGATGCGAAAGTCGTTGAAGCTCGACTGTGTAGCCTGCGTGCCGAAAGTGTACGAGTCGCCAAGCTGCCAGACTGTTGGACGCCAGCGATTGGGTGCCCAGAGGGTGTAATTCTGCCCGACAATTACACCGCCGAACGCCGTATTCACGCCGCGAAGGGTATATGTGCGGGTTTTCACCACGCCAGACCAGTCAATGGTGTATGTGTATGGCGCACCGGTTGAATCAGTAATGACCGGAGACGCAGAAACACGCGCGCCATCCACATACAGGTCATACTGGCAGTTGAGCCCGATAAGCCTGAAGTCCAGCACCGGCGCATCACTGCAAAAAGTGATTGCGCACTGAGTACCGTTGCCGCTGCCATTACCCATGTAACCAGAGGTCACGTCAGCGATGTTGCTACCGAGATAGGTGAACCACGACCCGCTACGCAGCCAGGTGGCACCGCCGTAGATAGAGGATGCTACGCCAGCGTTCCATGTCAGTGTGAAAGTTGCGCCAGTCCCGGTCCCGCCGGTTACTGATACCGGGTTAGCCGGTGTGGCAGTGTAAACGCCAGCTTTACCAACCGATACCCCGGTGATAACGCCAGCGGAAACTGAAACAACAGTAATTTGCGCAGCGGCAGCGGGCGTACCACCCACAACCGGCAAAATGTCACCCACCGTATACCCGGAACCGCCTGAGACGATAACTGCTGAGGCGAGGCCAGTGCTTTTCGTCAGCGTTTGCCCTGGCGGTGAACTCATCACCGGAACGGGGCCGAAGTCCAGTTTCTGGTTACGGCGTAACTGAGAAAGCCAGTCGGCCAGTGCTTTGCTCACCGATGAGCCGCGCGCTGCCGCCGCTGTTGCCGGAATGGTCATCGGCATAATCAGTACCTCCCGGCACTAAATGGGATGACCGAATCAGCATAAACGGAAACAGCGAACGGGCTTGGAAATTCGTAATAAGCGCCAGGGGGAAGCATATAGTTCCCCGGCGCGTAAGGTGCTGCGACACCGCCCATATCGTTAACCCAGAGATTTACCGTGGTGGACAGATTCTGGATGCGATAAAGGCGCGCTGAATTATTGGCTGGCATGATCTGCACGCTGGTTGCCGCTGTGGTGTTGCCGCTGAAGTCAGCAAGCGTGAGAGCAGGCGCGGCCATATTTTGAACAGGGAAAAGCGCACTCGTGCTCATTATGCATCCTCAACCATTGCAAACCAGTAGCGCTTGCCACCAGCAAAAAGATAAACCACGGGAGCGCCGCCCTTCGTCTCATCGCTGGCAACGAGATACCAGCCAGAGGCGTCAGAAGGGATATCTGCATAGACAGCGACTGATTTTGCTGGCGTCTGCTGCAACTGAATCATTTCAGAAAGCGAACTCTGCACAAAATCAACCACAGGGTTAAGACCGGCAGCGCTGGACGCTATTAAAAATTCATTCAGGGGGCCGTCATCGGAATCTGAAAAAACAGATATTGTTCCAAGATAAGCCCGAACAGACTTATCGAAAGTCTCCACGGTATACGTGCCAGAGGACAATTCCACAGAGTAGGATCCATCCTGTCCGGTTGTGATATCGACAACCTGCCGGATAAAGGAACTTGCTGTATTGATCAGCAGAGTGAAGCGGATCGCCACGCCAGCAACGATAACCCGTCAGGGCGCCTGAAAATGCCTGATAAAATTGTCATGCTGGCCTGCTTATGGTCTGGAAAAAAATAACTCAGTCAGTATCAAAGCCCCTCAGTGAAGGGCTTTTGTAATGCCTACGCCGCGACCGGACCGGATGTGCTCGTTGCCGTAGAATCCGGCGCTTGTGCTGCTTCTGCCTGGAGTTTTTTCAGGCGCTCTTGAACGGCTGCTTCAATCTTATCTTCTGCTGCTTTCGCCGCTGCATCGGCTTCCTGCGCTTTCGCCTCGGCATGCGCTTTAAACCAGTCGCGGATTTTTACCCAGCCACCAGCGATCAGCAGTAACGCCGATACGGCGGTGGAAAAGTACAGCATCAAACTTTCGGTGAATGTCATTTTGTTTTTACCTGCCTGAGTTGTTCAGCCTGTTGAATGGCTGAAAGTTGATTGTTGGCTATCTCGATTGCCGCCAGCAGTGGTCGAATCCACAAAACGGCCTGGCAATATGTCAGAGCGCTGGGGGCAGTGGTGCCAGCACCGGCTGTGTCAGTCCCGCCGATAGTGGTGTGCATTGCGCTGGCACGTAGACGGTACGTGTAGTCGAGCAGCCCGTGAGCGATGTCAGCAGGAACAGGCAGATCGCAAGTTTTCTCGCGACGGAGGATTGTTCGGTATTCAATGACGGTTTCCTCTGCTTTTGCATCAACACTGGTATTCGTGTTCGCAGTGGTGCTGGCGATGCTGTTAAATGCCTGCTGCTGGTCGGCCTGCATCTGAATGACTTTGGCCTGAACGAGAACGTTAGCCTCTGCTGTATCGGCGCGGCTGCTATTGCTCTCGTAGCGATAACCAAGGAACAGGCAAAGAGCGGCTATCAGCAGAATAAGGAATACGATGACGCTGGCGCGTGTTTCGGCACTCACTGGTCTATCCCCCAGCACGCCAGCGCGCTTTCCTGATCGCGGCGTGATACCTGCCCGTAACAGCCGTTCGAGCGAATGCGGCAATCTTTGCCGCCGTCTTTAATCCACCAGCGAATAGCTTCGCAGGCGCCTTTACGGTCGCCAGCATTGATCCGGCTGTAGAAGGTGGAAGGAAAGCATTTTCCCGGCCCGATGTTGTACGGGCAGAAAGAGGCGATCCCGGCCTTTTGCGGTTCCGACAGCGGAACGTGAATGTTTCTGGCAACCCACGCCAGCGCCGCATCGCGCTCTTTCGCATTCACCTGATCGCATTTGGCCTGCGTCAGTTTCATACCCTGAGTTACCTGCTTACCATCCACCAGCGTGGCGCCACGGCAAATTGTCCAGATGCCTGCGCCGTCTTTGTAGGCGGTGAGGCTGCTGCCTTCTTTCTCAGTCAGAAACTGGTCGAGGATTGCAGGAGCGGAAGCGCCGGCAAGAATAAGCCCCAACACAGCGGCGCTGAGTTTTGTTTTTGAGGCCATACTCAATCATCCTGCGGTGGAGGAACCATCTTTCCACCAGCCAGAGCCTTTTCATAAGCTCTCGTCCAGCGGCGTTTGAAATACAGGTTCGTGAAGTAAGTGGCAGCACCGATGAGGATGCCGCTGATCAGCGCAATAAAATTCCAGTCAAGACCGTGAAACCAGTCATAGACCCGCGCTAATCCTGTGCAGATCAGGCCGCCTGACGTGCAATACGTGGCCGCCGAAAAAAATTTATTGGGCATGATTTTAGTCATCTCATCGCCTCCGATGATTCGGATGGCGCTGTGTGGGAAGGGGATAAAAAAAGGCCTGCTCGGATGAACAGGCCTAAAAGGAATTATTCTTATACAGGATGTGGTGCCGGGTGCCTCCCGGTGAGTCTTTGGTCAGCCACCGTGACTCGCGCATGGTATCCAGCCTTCAACTGAAGGTTGCTGTTTGCGCCCCTCCGCACAGGGGGGTTCACCACTAAAGAAATTTAGGTGTTAAACCCCTATTCCGTCAAGGAGTCAGGCCATCGGGCTGCATTTAACAACGAAGCCATCTGAAGTTGATTGCCCGTGGCCTGAAATAAAAAGCTCGCACGCGGCGAGCAATAAGTGGGTAAAGCAATGTCGGCTATTCTGCCGAAGGTACCCGCTGGTTGGGTTTTGGTGCCGGGCAAAGGAATCGAACCTCTGACGCGCAGCTTACAAGGCTGCCGTTCTGCCACTGAACTAGACCGGCAATTCGTTATTAAATCACTTACTGGCTTTTTCCACTCTATCTACCCATTCTCGCCAGCGAGCCTCTCGAATTTCACGGCTTAATTGCTGGTCTTCAAAGTGGCTAGAAAGATTTATCGAGTCCGGAAGTAATGCCCAGACGACATAAAAATCATGAGGTTCAAACTCGCCACCAGCAAATTGATATGCCCCGACATGGTAAACCTCACCGCCTTCTTCAAAAGCCACGACATGGGCAATATGCCAACCATCACAGGGGTTAAGCAGAATCAACCATTTGCCATCAAGTTCCTTTGTCAGCTTTTCGCTGGCTGGTCGAAACACCACTTGCTCAGTGA